GTACCAGAGTTATTCTTAACAATCTTTCTTACGCCGTCTGACGCTTTAGCCACTCCCCAGCTTGTTCTACTATCTGTTGAAACTGCATAGAAGACGTCACCATCATTTTTAGTCTCGTCAGCAGTCATAGAATTAATATCTACCCAGCTTGATGAGTTAATCTGGCCATTGGATGAATTTGTGAGTGCTGGAGAGTATGTAGAGTATGGAAGAGAGATCGTTCCAATATCAAATTGAAAAATATTATCAGTAGGATCAGCATTTCCTGTTGAAGATACATACATTATAGTTTGCTCTTCATTAAAAGTAAATATTGGAGTTCGACTATTACCGCCAACACTATTAGCAGGGCTTGGAAAATATTGCTGAACTCTACTACCTGCAGAGGTTATATCAAATGCAGTTGAAAGAGGTAGATAGTGATATCGTGACGAAGCACCCTCTAAGTAGCATGTAAACCAAATTTTAAGTCCATCGGCTTGCATTTCAATAGTATGGGGATTATTAATTCCAGTAGCAACAGCACCAACATATGTAAGCCCTGAATCAATCTCGCCAGGATCTCCATCTAAACTATATTGATAAATGTAATTTGTTCCGTGATTTGCAATATATAATTGTGTTTTATCGGTACTGAAACAAAAACCTTTCATGAGGGTGTTGCCACCAGTATCTGTGGTAAAAGTAGAAGTGACAGTAGTCCCGTTCGTCATATTTGCTAAAGAATACGGAGTAGACGCAACTTTAGTGAATATACCATTATTGGCCGCGTTTCCCAAACCGTAGAGTTTAGTTCCGTCACTATTCCATAAAATATCTCTTATTAGATTAAAGCTCAAAGATTCAGTAAATGTTGCACTTGATATATCATAAGGGCTTGATAATGAAAATCTGTGTACCAATCCTGAAGTGGAATTATAATGTGTCGCATAGAAACTAGTTCCATCAGGACTTATTTTTATATTGCCAAGCTTTGCATAACTTGTTGGCCAAGTATATGTCTTTGTGTGAGTGGGTGTAGAAACATTTGTGTGCGGAAGTGAATAACCACTTAATTGAATACCAGACCCATCAGACTTACCTTCAGCACTAAATAACTGCCAAGAAGAAATAGCTGATGTATCTGCAAAAGGAGTGACTGAATTATATGTTCCGGAAGTACCAGTAATTATAGCAGATCCAGAGTTACCTATAACTTTTTTACCTACATCCGCAGAATCGAACGATCCGCTTGACAGAGTAAAAGTACCATCTCCAGTAGCACTTGGTGTTAATGTTATACTAGAATAAGAAATAGGTTTCTCATCAAAGAACTCGTAATTAGTTGCGTTCGAATTTACATCCCACTGACCTTTGGAACTAAATCCTTGCTGAGGCACTTCTTTAAATACTGACACAATAGGGCTTACTGCGTCAATACTATCAGTTAAATTAAAGCCAACAACCTGATTAGAATCAAAGGATTGAGTAAGAACATTATTGGATACAATATTTTTAGTATTTACACTAATAACACCAGTATCACTTATAGCAGATGTTTTAGTTTCAACTGCAGCAATTTGAGTTGGAGTAGCAGTAGGGTTTTCAACCATGTCACTCATAACAGGGTTACTAACCATTGCTTCTGCTAATTTAAACGCTTTACTTGGCATTAATGTTCTCCAAAATTTCTATATTATTCACTATCTTTTTTTGCTGAAAGATATGCAGCGATTGCCATATCTCTGCGTTCTTTTGCATTTTTGCCTTTAAACTGTGGTGCATCAGATTGTTTAAAATCATCTATCCATGCGCCCATACCATCTGATACTTCAAGCTTTTCGTTTTGTGGTTTCTTTTTAAATGTATTAAGACCTTTACTTCCGCCCGAACCGATGCGCTCAGCTTTATTACTTTGCGTTGTTGCAATTCGTTTCATTGCACCTTCGCCCGATAATCTTTTCTTTTCTTTTTCATAATCAGATTTACTAAGTTTCATAAATCCGGTATCTATTGCTTTTTTATTAGCATCTGCTCTTTTCTGTAAAGGATTAGTAGCTTCAACCTGTTCTTTTTTATTTTTATTTTTTACTGTTGCCATTGCAGTTGGCTTAAGTTTTCCGTGTCGATCACGATCTTTTTTCTCTTTATCCATTCTCATTTTCTGCAAAGGAGACATAATTCTTTTTGTTTGCCCCATGGGTTCATTATAATTTTCTTTTTTAATTAAATCTTTTGGATCTTTCCCTTTAACTTTTGCATCAATATAAGATTTTGCAAGACCAAGAGATGCTACAGTACCAAGAGTTTTAACTTTGCCTTTATTTAAATGTCTAATAACATGTTGTCCAGCTCCTGGCTTAGATAATACAACATAATGACCTCCAGCAGGATGTGGTTTCTTATGTGTAATTTTCATACCAGCAGTTTTTGGTTCAAACTTTTCATCAAGTTCAACTTCTTCACGGACTCTAACTTTAAACATTTTTTCAACAGTTTGTCTACCCATATGTTTTGAGATAACTGTGATAATCTTTTCAAATACTTCAGTATCTTGATCGTTAACAAACTTAATAAAAGGCATTCCAGCTTTACCTGATAATAGCATATTTGCTGCTTTCATAAAGTCAGCTTTATCTATCCCACCACTTTTCTTTGCATAAGCACTTAATTCATTACCAGCTTTTTTCATTGCTGGAGTGGCTACTTCATCAAGTTTTACTGATTCATTTGGATTTTCATCACCAGGTTCTTCTCCGGTATCTTTTGCAAGCATATAATCTCTTACAGAATCAAGATAATCCATTGCCTTAGTAATTTTATTTTGACACCACTCAGGCATATTCTCATCGTCTTCTAGCATATCATGCAGTTCTTCAGCAGCGTCTGAGATAGTGACAAGCTGGGTCTTAGCCATATCACCCTCATAATCATACTCTCCTGCATCAACATCTTCAAACATATAAAGGTCATAAAGAAGTTCGGTATCTTCTTTCATAAGACCTTTTATTTTAGCTGCATTATAATTATGTTTAATCATAAGATTGTTTATGGCAGCCATAGAAAGGAATGGTATATCTTTAGCAGCTAGTTGCTCTAACTCATCTTTACCAAATTTTGCTACCATAGCAGAAAGTTTAATAGCATCCGTAGGTTGGATTCTCTTACCTTTCATACCAGACCAATGTTTAGCTAATCTATCCAATTGATTTGCTGCTAATTTTTCTTCTATAGATTTCATTTTGACCCTCTTACTTTTGCAGCCAGATCCTTGTCTGCCTTGCCCCATGTTCCTGATGATTTAGTTACAAAAGAATTAACTCTTGCAAAACCCCACTGTTCTGGTGTAGTACCAGGTCTGTGTCCAGTTTTCCAAGCAGCAACTCCACGATTATAAACCTGTCTTAATATACCAAGAGGCATACCAGATTTTTCTGCCTTCTTCTTAAGACCTGCTGTTGCATCTTCGTTTATATAAGCTTTAAATTTAATCATTTTGTTGCCCTATTCTTTGCTCTTGCTCTTGCCAATCTAGCGCGATCTAACATTCTATCATGCTTAAGTTTATCAGTTTCTTTTTCTCTGTCAATCTTGGCTTGTGCAATTTTAATTGCATCCTCACCATACATTTGTTTAAACTTTAAAGTATGTTTACTTGTTTTTGTTTTTGCTGTAGCATCACCCGGTGCTGGTTTATAAGCACTTCTATCGTCGTCTGCTTTTTTACCATGTTTAGCAAAATGTCTTGCTCTCGCAAGTTTTGTAGATTTTGTTTTAATACCAGCATAATAACCTTTTGGTTGTACGCCTGGTCTATCTTTAATATCCGGATCTTCCGCTTCAGAAGTCTGACCTGGAGTCATTTCTTTTGCTTTCTTATTAGAAGCATCAGTTCCCCAATCTGGTCTATTATCATACATAGAATCTTTGCTCTTAGCTTGATACATTTTAACTGAATCTAACCATTTTCTCATTGCAGAGCCGTCTTCTTTTTCAACTATAAGATAATTGGATCCTTTATAAATCACTATACCTTTTTCACCAGACTCTTTAACCTCAACCATATCGCCTTCGTTAAAAAGTTCACCGTTTATATACTTTTCTCTTATATCAGAAATGGGTTCCAGTTGAATAGAATTTCTAAATTCTGTTTCTTCTTTTAATCCCATACCTTTTCTAATATCATTAAAAAGCTTCTTTGCATCAGTATTAGACATTTTATCAGGTAAACCCTGAGAAAAAGAAGTAAAGTTATTATCTGAAGCATAACCTCTTTGCTTAGTGCCAGAAGCACCTTCAGCACCTTTGGCATCAGGGTCTCTTTGTCCTGCTGATAATATTTGAATCCCATCTGGAAAATTATAAAAGCCATGCTTTCCTTTTTTACCATTATAATTATTCAGCCTTACTTTATATTCATCTAAGCGGTCTGAACCAGCAATCATAACAATCTTTCTATAACCACGATCATATAAATCAGTTAAAGCATCAAAAGGAGTTTTTACTTTTTTATTAACAAGAACTTGTCTGGCGTGCTTTGGAAACATTTTACGAATATACTTGATCTTACTAGTATATTCTAAAGGGTTATCTTTTTTATCATTAGATTGAGATAGATAAAGAAAATAAGGATTGCGACCAGCAGAAGAAGATAACTTATCCATAAGTTTTCCATGGCCAATAGTAGGCGGATTCATTCTACCAAAGGCAAAATAAGCAACCTTTTCTTCTTCTACTAAAAACTGGGAAAATGAATTAATCATTCAGAAGATCCACCTCTTTTTCTCTGCATTTCTGCTTTACGAATAAGTGGAAACATCTTTTTAGCCAAACGATCAATACGTGTTTTCATTTCAGGCTTATCAAGTCTTTTTTCAATTTCAGCCTTACGTGCTATAGTTAATTCCCCACGAGGAATATCTTTTGTTATCTTAAGTAAGATTTTATTGCGGGCAGCTCTTTTTGCTCTCTTTTGCAAAACTTCCTTACTCGCAACACGTCGAGCAGCTCTCTTTCTACCAAGAGCAATCTTGGCACGATTCCTTTTAAAATCACGAGCTTTCTTTAATCTTTGAGCCATAGACAAAGCTTCATCCGGAGACTCGTCTACGCCACCGTCTAATCCAGTTCTTCTTTTTCTATGTCTTCTATATTTGATTTCATCAGGCTCACCGGGAGCGTAATCTACAGTAATTAAATCTTTAAATTTTAACATCAGCTTCTTCCTGGTTTATCCCATCCCTTTAAAATATTTGGCGAAAAGTTGTTATATGAAAATTCCATTCTATCAACAATCTTTACCGCATCACCACCAAGTCTATCAATTGCTACATAACCTTCGTGACCTGTCGTCTTAAATCCTTTTGTAGTTTGTACAAATGTGTCGATTTTTTTAATATTATTAAGTATATTTATAAGTTTTAATTTTACTAAAACAATTAGTTTTTGTAATTCAAACACCTTTATCAGATTTTGTTTATTCTGGGGAGAGAAAAATTTTAAGATTTCCTCTCTCTTTTTAGCTTGCGCATCTTTGCCGCGTTCTGACTTGCGTTTGAGGATTTCTTTTTCGTATTTGTCTTTGATCCACTTGATGAGTCCGTCGGCATGTCTTCGAGTGTCTTTAATAATTTCGCCTTTCCTGACAAAGGAGTTGTTGTAGGTTTCGATTGTCTGCGAAAGTTCGTCGTTGGACTCAATTTCTTTAAGGGTGCTACTAGATATTTGGTTAAAGAGTTTCCCAATTTCCGAAAGACGTTCATTTACTTCCTCCGTATCCTTTTTTGACATTGTTACTTTAGTCATATCTCTTAACATTGCATCTTGAGACCAGACAGATTTTGATTTTTTAAACTTTGATGTATCCACACCATAACTTGCTTTCATCGTTTCAAAAGACGAGCCAGTGTATGTAGTATGCCAGACGATTCCAATTTTTGCCGATCTGATTTCTTTGGCTGCTGCAGTTCCTTCTGGGACCGCATAAATAATTGTATTAGGGTGAAAAGTGACATACTTTTTTCCATCTATAGTTTGACTGGACAAATCATTGTTGCTGAATAAGAAGTCTCCTTGAACAACACCTTTGATTCCAAGTGAAGGCAGATATTTAAGTGCGTCTTTGAGCTTATCAGCAAGATCACCAGAAGTATCAGCATCGACGTCAGCTGTAGATTTATAGACCTTAGGGTTTTTGTTGAATATTCCTTTTTTGGCAACGAAAAATTTATCATCACTCGGATCAATACCAGCAAAAACAGCAGGAGCGCCATCCCATTTAACACTTACATTTCCTTTCTTGGTTCCACCAAGCATATCTCTTAAATCTCTAAGAGCAAAGATTGCTTCACGTGTACCTTTTACTCCACCATAGATGACTCTATCTTCAATATGAGTCATATGAGTATTTTTTTGTTCGGTTATAGTTTGTTTAAAACTTATCATTTCATCAACTTCTTTATTATTGTTAATGCTCTTTTGCCATCAGGATGATTTGGATTAATACTTACTTCATTACCATTCATAAAATCGGATATATTAGCTGATTTACCTAGTGCCGTAATTGCTTTATGTAGTGGGTCTTTTGGATCATACTTCGTTTCAAATCCACTCTTACCTCTCAGTTCAACCCATTTACTATCACCCTTATTCCACATTTTCATAACATCCATATTTTTATTACGGATGAGTTTTAGCTTAACTCCTTCAGATATGAAACCTTTAAAATTTAACATTAGTTATCCTTTAAGATAAGATCAAAGGTTGCCCCACCACCAACATTATTTTGAGATTTTGCAACAACTTGTAAATCAGTTTTTTCAGTAAACACTAATGGAATAGGATAATCAACTGTAAACCCAGAAGCAAATACTCCAAATTGTCCTTTTACGTTAAAAGAACCATTAAGTGGTCTTGATATGAGTCTAAATAAAGCATCATTATTTGCATCTACATTACCTTGTAGTTTAATAAGATAGCCAGTTTTACCTGCTGGAATTGTATATAGAGACATAAGAGTTTGTCCAGCACCAGCCAATATAATTGCAAGATCTGTAGTTGCTCTCTTAATTCTAATCTCATCAACGTTTGTAGATCCCGTATTTGAAGTAATCATACTTGCTCTAAACACTCTGAGAAACTGGTTAGATGATGCGGCTCCACCAATTGTTAAAGTTTCTGTTATTGGTGCATAGTTTTGATCCAAACCTTGAACTTCAACGGTACCATTATTATCAGATCCTGTATCATCAGCTACAGCTAATACAGTACCTGCGGCGGCATAAGCATAATCGGCGGTACCATCCCATATGGTTTGATATGAACTTGGAATAGATTCTCTGTATCCAAACTTATTAATAGAAGATGTGCCAGAGACAAGACCTTGAGCAATACCAATAAGATATGGTGTCATAATACCATCTACAGTAATTGTTCCACCGCCATCTATAATCGTTACCGGATTAGTGATTGTATCTACTGTAGTGGTTTCAAGGGCCGCTAAAGAAGCGGCATCTAATGCTACTGTACCATCTACTGTTTGAGTTGATGGGAAATTATTAATTGCTACGGTACCATCAACAGTAATTGAAGAATCATTATCTGTAATAGCTACTGGCTGGTTTACCGAAACTGTACCATCTACTGTTATACTATTACCACCATCCTGAACAGTAACCGTACCAGAAATAGGCTGAGTTGCTTGGAAAAAAGTTCCAGTAACTGCGACAGGATTTGTTACAGTATCTACCGTAATTGTTTCTAATGCTGCAAGAGATGCGGCATCTAGTGCTACGGTACCATCTACTGTTTGAGTTGATGGGAAATTATTTACACTTATAGCACCATCAACAGTAATTGAAGAATCATTATCTGTAATAGCCACTGGTTGGTTTACCGAAACCGTACCAGATATAGGTTGAGTTGCTTGGAAAAAAGTTCCAGTTACTGCAACAGGGCTGTTAATTACATCCACTATAATTGGATTTGCTATTGTATCTACAGTTACTGGATTAGTAATTGTATCTACTGTGATCGTTTCAAGAGCAGCAAGAGATGTAGAATCAATAGCAACCGTACCATCTACTGTTTGAGATGCAGGAAATGTAACATTTACCGTAGTATTTTCAAGAGCAGCCTTTGTATCTGAATCTAAAGCAACTGTTCCAGATACCGGAATAGGATTACCCGTATCGTTATTAATTTCAACAGAAGAACCAACATTTACTGTAACATTTTCTAGTGAAACCAGACTACCCGAATCTAAAGAAACGGTCCCTGTAACATTAGCATTTATTGTCTCTAAAGCAGCTAAACTTGTAGCGTCAAGAGTAACCGTACCTGCAACTGTTTGGGTTGCTGGAAAATTAGATATTGTGGCTGTTACGGATTGTAGTGCCGTAATATTTGTACTATCTAAGAACATAGTTCCATCAACTGTTTGAACAGATGGGAAATTATTAATATCTACTGTAGTATTTTCTAATGCAGCTAAAGATGAAGCATCTAATGCTACTGTACCATCTACTGTTTGAGATGCAGGAAAGTTTGAAACTGCAATATCACCACCAGTATTTGTTACAGTACCGGTGATCGGGATAGGATTACCAGAATCATTTTTAATTTCTTGGTTATTGACAAAAAGATAACTCATACGATTCTCCATCCGTTTCTATAAATGAGTGAAATTGATCCGTTGTTTATTTGGAGAGTAAACCCTCCAGTATCATTATCAACTGTACCGGATACTACAATTGGATTTATACTTGCTGAACCAGATTCATCTTTTATAACTAATTGTTCACCATTACTTATTCCGCTAGGAAGAGTGATAGTACACGTTCCAGAATAATTTACTCCGATATAGTGATCATCTACTGAAGCAGTATAGGAAGATGTAGTAACAAGAGTAGTACTAACAATATGACTTGCTATCTGATCTGCCGATGTAACAGTACTAAAAACAAATTTACCTGTAGCTGCATTATATTTTAAATATTTATTATCGGCAATTGTTGATCTATCTACATCATCTAATTTTCTTAGTTTAGTTTCACCACCACCACCAATTGTGGACATTTGGTGTTGTACTCTTTGAATAAATGTTTTATAGTGTTTTGCTAAATCTTCATGTGTTACAAAATCTTGATTAAGAGGTGTTAAGGGATCGTCGTTATTTTCCTCTGTATCACCACCAAATAAACCGAGCTGAGCTTCACTTACACTTCTTTTATGAGATTGGGCTTCACTTAACTTTTTAAAATTAGAAAGAAGATCCTCATTTAATGCATTTTCACTTATATTTTCAACTTTCTCGGTTAACTCTACTTCTAAAACTTTACCTTTTAAATCATCTTCTAATCTTTTTTCATCATAGTTAATATTCTGCTGTTTTTCTTCGGAGATAAGTTTAAAGAAATCAGAAAATGTAGGCTCATTAGCCTTTTCTTCAGCTATTCTTATTTTTTCTGCTTCAGCTTTTTCTTTTTCAAGAGCCAGCTCTTTAAAAAAATCGCTTAATGAGGTTTCATTTGACATTAGATTTCCAACCAATTATATTTTACCATACTATTTATATAAAAAAATGGAGGTGAAATACACCTCCATACAAGTTATATCAAACAAAAGGAAAGTTATTTTTATCTTCGATAGATATATGCATCCATTTTATCTGCCACACTAAGAGGGAGACACATATTATATTTAGGATTACCTAGTCTGGATCCACGACCCTGACATTTAACATAGAATTGGTAATCTTTACCAGCAATTCTTAAATCTTTATTTAAGTTAGATACAATTTTTCTAACAGTATCTAACTGTTCCATATCATCTTTATTTTCTTTAAAAAATGTTCCGATATAAGAATCTGTCCTAGAAGAATTAACTGCAATACCCATTAGCCCATCTTTCCCGAACGAATCATTGAAAAACCAGAAGCAAACATTGTTTGATGAACAGCTCGAGACTGTTCTTCTGTTAATCCTTCATACCGTTCTTTCTCACCGGTATTCCAATTCCAAATTCCCTCTACAAACCACATTATTTAACTCCTTCTATAATAGCTGTAAATAAAATTAAAAGTACAAAGAAAATTGCACAACCAACTGCAGTACCCATTATGCATACTCCTTATATTCTACTACTTTAGCAAGGTCTTCAACAAGCTGCTGACCATACTTAGTGAATAGTATGCCTTGCTCCCAAACAAAATGTTCTACATCTTGAATGTGATAAAAAGTTTCACAACCTGTAATCCAACGTAAAGCATCCCAGTAATCATGAGCGCCCCAGGTTTGGGCTTGATGAATACGCTCTTTAAATTCATCAACTTTCATTTCTTCAATCTTTTTTTCACGAGCGGTATTCTCCTCAAGCTGATCACAAAGAGCATTCCATAGCTCTTGTTTTTGGCGAGGAGTACGATCATTCCACTCATCCATTAAAACTCCACGAGGACGAAACCCATAAACATCTTTATGAAGGTCTGAGAAGCAATCATCTGAGTAAGTGAATTCCATTTTTATATCCTTCCGATTCTCTTTACATAACTAATATAGTATATTTTAGGGATCTTGTAAACCCCTAAAATGCATTTTTATGCAACTTCTTTGAAACCAAAGTTTGCTACAACGTGGCGGTTACCATCTTCGTCTTCGATAAGATCGCCAACTGAGATAGAAGCCATCCGACCTAAACGAGTAATCTGAGACTCAGGGCCAATGTTACCAACTTGAAAAACTTCATCTAAACAAGTAGCTTCAATAAAAGAAACCGCAGTGTAAAAATTTTCATACAAAGCTTTTTCAACAAGATCAACCATTTTCTCTCCACGAAAATCCATGGCCATATCATCACGAATTTCACGCTTCATGCTTTTAGTGCCAGCATTAATTCCAGAGATTTCATCTTCTGTGTAGCGGATTTGGTAAACTGTGTATTTCATTTTCTTATCTCCGATTCTATTTACTCTTACAACATATACTATTATGCATAGTTTGTAAACCCCTAAAATGCATTTTTATGCACTTTTTTTCTCTGTATCTTTTATGTTACAGTGATTAAAAAGTAACCAAAATGTAAATTATTACATTGCTAAATAAAATTATGGCAGAGTATACAAGTATATACCGCCATACTTTTCCAAAAACAATATAGGAGATATTAGATGGAAATCCTCAATAAAGTAAAATCATGGGCTGGAGCTTTAGCTGAAGCAGGTGTAAGCCTAATCGGACTAGGCATCGTCCTTGAAATCCTTTTCGACGGGATGAATATTCCATTTTGGCCAGACGTCAATGTTACAGCAAACATTCTCGGGTTGCTTGGTAACTTTAGTGAACAAGGTCTGGTTGGTTTAGTTGCTTTAGCCATTTTATGGCATATTTGGAATAAAAAATAATTAGCCAGTGAAAATACGGGAAAGAAAAAGGGGGCGATAAAGCCCCCTTTAGTGCTTATATGAACTAATTTATTGCGGATTAATTACATAGTGAATTAGTAAAACAAGAGCAACAGACGCACCAAGCCCTACCATCATCTTACCAAAATCTTTAGCAACTAATGGAAAGACTGATTTGGTTTTCTTCTTACCGAAATAAGTTGCCATTGCAAGCTCACGACCTGCAAGTAAACCAACAAAGACCCAAGTTGTACTCATAGGAATATCATTTAGTTCTTTAAAGAAATACAAACATAGCCAATAGAATAAATCAATCAATGTAGCAGAACGAACATATCGAGTATTATGTTTTTCCAAAACAATTTTTTGTATTTTACCACCCTTTTCTCTAAACATAAAAAACAAGCCGGCAATAAACACAATACTGATAAACACCATTAGGTCTATAGGAATTGCACGTGGTAAGAATACTGCAATGTTAGCAATATCATGCGATAGCCAAGTAAACCATAATCCACCGGTTGCAACCCATTGGGCTACACGCCAAAACTTTTTATTATTTTCAGATACTGGTTGAGTTTCGTCGTACCATTTACCAAAATACTTATGGATAGCAAACCACACAGCATAAGCAAATGCTGCAGCAACACCATAGCCCATAATTGATTTCATTAGCATCTTCTCTAATACAAAGGTGCTAGCAAATACTGATAAGACTAAAAATGATGTTGAAACCGGAACACCCATTCGTGTTAATAAAACAAGAATAGCAGGTGCCGCGGCGTGATACCATTGTACTTCTTGGAATGGGATCTTATTCAAACGGCCGTAAGATATATCGCCACCATTCATATACCACCCATACCAGAGTGTATATAACAAAACAGCGGATGCCGCGGCCCATAATACCTTATAATTAAATCTTTCATTGTTTGATGCCATCCAAGTACCGAGCGTTTGTACTGAATCGTTGGCAATAACTGCATATGCAGCAAGTAGGAATCCGATAAGACTCCACATTGTGAGTAGTTCCATTTATTTTCCTCCGTTAAAAAATAGGCGGAACTTTACATTCCGCCTATCCGATTATTATTTAAATTAAAAATTGTCAACCATTTCTTGAGTAGCTGCTAACTTAGGATCACTTACTAGTCCATATTCAGCAAGAGGACTGTCAGGTCCTGCCATATCATCAGAAACAAAGAACTGGATATATTCCTTAAGACCAGGAATAAAATCAATATGCTCCATTTTTACATAAAACTGCAAAGGGCGAGAGATTGGATACTCACCAGATGCAATTGTTTCAGTTGAAGGCGCAACACCATTTACATTTGCAGCATAGATTGAATCTGTATTATTCAATAAGAATGATAGACCAAACACGCCAATACCTTCTGGGTTATTTTTCAAACGATTTAAGGTTTCAGTATAGTCACCATCAATATCAATGCTTACACCATCAGTACGAACTTTCATACATTCTTTTTCGGCTTTCTTTTTATCTCCACCATTCTGTTTAAAGAACAAGTCATATGAACCAGCTGATTTACAACCCACTACCATAACCTTTTTATCAAATACTTCACGTGTACCATGCTTGGTACCTGGAATAAATGTTTTGATTGGACGATCCGGAAAGTTTGGATCTACTTCTTTCCAGTTTTCTGCATTTGATTTATTTGAAATTGCCAAATAGATATGCATAGGTGTAATGTTTTCAAACCCTTTAGTTTCTAAGCGGCTTGCAAATACGATACCATCATATCCGATACGAACTTCAACTGGCTCACTTACACCATTTGAAGCACACCGTGCAATATCTGAATCTTTAATGTGTGATGATGAGTTTGCTATATCAATAGTGTTTGCTCCAACACCTTCACACAATTTTTTACGACCAGCACCTGAGCCACCTGACTCAATGATTGGTGTTGGGAAGTCAAAGTTTTCTCCAAAAGCCTCTGCAACAATTGCTGCATAGGGTAATACTGTTGAAGATCCAGCCACGTGAACTTGGTCACGTGCACTTGCCATAGTGGCAGTCGCTATTATAGCAACCATTAAGCTTAATAGTTTCATTTCTTTCTCCTTTGCTTGACGGCTTTACCCCGTCGCTCGCATTAAAAAAGACAAAGTCTTTACCACTTTGCCTTAAAATTATTTATTAAGGATGTTAAAAGTTAGTGTAACAGCTATGTAAAACTTAACTATTTTCAATCATTTCTTTTAGTTTTTCATAAGATTCTTTATTTCTAGCAGTAAAGGATACCGTTATTTTAGTATCCTTTAATTCTAAAATCTTACACGTTAAATTATTTTCGTGTAACATATGAGCAAAATCTTTAAGTTTTAAATGACTTGATATGTCCTTTACAACTTCGTACATTCAAGCCTCCCGTATAGTTCCCGATAAGCTTTATTTATAGTAACTATGGCCTTAAGAGGCCATAGCATATTGTACTGCTGATTCCGCAGCTTTTACTTTACGTGTTTGGTTGTAACCAAACCACTGATTATAAAGACGATTTTCTGCATTCCGTCCTTGTTGGTGATCAGTATAATATGTTACTGAGTTAAATGCTTGCCACCAAGTACCAGCACCAAGTTCTGCACCAGGCTGTGACTCAAGTGCATCAAAGCACATTTTAGCACCACGGGAAAGGTCTTCATATGAAGTAATAACTTTTTCTTTTCCTTCTGTTGTGCTATGTGGAGCAATATCATTATAGAAGTTAAGAAGGTCTTCAACTTTAAAACGCTTGGAGCCTAAGAACTGAGCCATTTCTTTATACTTCTCAAATTTTTCATGAGCAATACCAAGCTGTTCTTTTACCATTTCTGGATTAAAGACAGAACGATGACCAACTTTTACAGATTTATCAGCTTTCTCGCTAAGGCTTAAGGTAAGAGTATTATTGCATACAACACGAATTGGTGTAAACCGAACATCGATTGCTTTTCCGTACTGGTGTGGATTTGAGAAAAGCATATATGAATCAACTTGATCTTCCTTACCGAATACATCAAATGATTCTTTTACTTTAGCCAAAGCCCATACAATCTGTCCATTCTTTAATGAACCAGCTGTATGCATTTCCATATCTCCAGCCATTACATAATCTGAAAAGAAATTAAACGCTTCAGAGTTTTGTACTGGATTCCAGTTTTCTCCAACATTTGTGAGAATCGTATTATCACTAGTACGAATAAGAGCTTGTTGTCCTGTAGGTACTTGTTCTCCACCAACATTTATATAAGCATCAACTTTTTCAACTTCCCAGTCAAGACCAGCTTTTTGCTGCATCTGTGCAGGTGTTAAATCATTACTTACTGGTACTCCAAGACCGTGCCAAGGTAGTGCTCCAGCGTACGCCATTGTTTCTACTTCATGTGCCATATTTTTCTCCGATTCTTTTTCATTTAATATGTAAACATTATATATTATTAATTATACCTTGTAAACCCCTAAAATGCATTTTTTTTAATTATTTTTTATAAATAGTATCAACCGTGATATAAATTGAGAGAATCCTTATGCCAAGTAAAGCAAGACTTTTAGCAAAATCTATGATAGAAAGTCCTATACTTTCCGAAATAACCACAAATCCAACTGTCACACCAACAACAATAACTTCGTCAATTAATACGGCAGTAGATGATGTAGCAACTGGAAATTTTGCATCAATAGATTTACTGCCTAATACCGGTAATGATGTAGGTGATCTGGCTTTTGTTCGAGCAACTGATAGATTATACATATGGAGCGGCGAAGGTTGGTATAACATAGCATTGGTTAATACCACACCCACGTGGGATTCTGGTGGTCAACCGGCAGGCTCTTATGTGTTAGATGCAGATAGCCCACAGACAGCAACTATAATTACTTTAGCTGCTTCAGATCCTGAAGGATTCCCAGTTTCTTATAATTACGTCACTAGTGGCTCAATGGATTCCATCGCGACCATATCTCAAGATTCATCAGTGTTCACGATTACTCCAAAAACTTCAACTCAAGCACCTGATGGTGGTACAGGCACTATAACCTTTAGGGCCACAGACGGCACTAATATCTTACCTCAAGTTTCTAGTTTTACTCTGACATTTCCTGTAGATTGGTCATCAATTACACAACAGGCTCAAATACAAGCCTCTGATGCTGATGGTTATGATGATTTTGGTAATGCTATATCTATCACCCCTGATGGTGGTACAATAATAGTGGGTGCGCATCGCAATGATACTGGAGGAACTAATAATGGTGCTGCTTATATTTTCACCCTTTCTGGTTCAACTTGGTCACAGCAAGCTCAAATACAAGCCTCTGATGCTGAAAGCATGGACCACTTTGGATATAGTGTGGATATTTCAGAAAATGGAAACACAGCCATAGTAGGCTCATGGAATGAAGATACTACAGCTTCTAATGCTGGCGCGGCATACATTTTCACCAGATCAGGCACATCGTGGTCACAACAAGCTAAGATACAACATTCCGGTGCTACACAAAATGATAATTTTGGTAGTGCTGTATCTATCACTAATGACGGAAATATGGCTATTATTGCAGCGAGGGCGAGAGAGGATCAAGTCAACTACATAAGCTCAGGCGCTGCATACATTTTCACTAGATCAGGCACATCATGGTCGCAGCAAGCCGAATTATTCCCTTCTAATCCGACAAGTAGTGATGAATTCGGCTGGAATGTATCCATCTCCAAGTCTGACGGGAATACAGCCATAGTAGGTTCTCCTCTTGAAGACACGGGTGTGAGCAACGCAGGTTCTGCATACATCTATACAAGATCAGGTACTAGTTGGTCACAGCAAGCTCAAATACAAGCGTCTGATAGGGGGAGTTCTGATAATTTTGGTAGAAGTGTATCTATCTCGGATGATGGAAATACGGCTATTATTGGATCCCCTTATGAAGACTCAGGAACAACAAATACCGGAGCTGCTTATATTTTTACCAGATCAGGTACAACCTGGTCACAACAGGCTAAAATACAAGCATCTGATCTTCCTGGTGGTGGCCAATTTGGCATAAGTGTGGACATAAAAGGTGATGGTGATACAGTAGCAGTAGGAGCGCAAAATGCTAATAACGGTGCTGGTTATGCCTATATTTTTACCCGCTCTGGTTCAAGCTGGACACAAGAAGTTAAAATACAAGCATCTAATGCAGGGCCCTCAGATCAGTTCGGGTGTTCTATAGCTATTAGTGAGTCATCTGTTGTAGTAGGTGCATATTCGGAAGATACTACTGCGGATGAATCTGGCTCTGCATATATTTTTAGTTAATAATTAGAAAGGTTAGATTTTTTAAAAAATGATTGATCCGATTACAGCAATTAGTGCTGCAACGGCTGCTTTCAATGGAGTGAAAAAACTTGTCGCAGCAGGACGGGAAATAGAGGATGTAGTTGGTCAATTAGGGAAGTGGTATGGAGCCGCAGCAGATTTAAATAGAGCAGAGTCTCAAAGAAAGAATCCACCCATTTTTACTAAATTATTTAGTAGTGGTTCGGTTGAGCAAGAGGCTCTTGAAATACTAATACACAAAAAGAAACTTGAAGAACAAGAAAAGCAACTTCAAGATTTATTAAATATTCGTTTTGGTTTTGGTACTTGGAAAGAAATGGTTGAACTAAGACGTTCAATTAAAAAAGAACGTGAAGAAACCATTTATAGACAGCAGGAAAAAAGAGCGGCATTTTTTGAAGGTTTACTTCTTACATTTTTAGTTATATTAGGATTTGGAATTGTAGGTGGTGGAACATTCTTAACTGGGCTTGGTGCTGGTTGGTGGTAATTTGGCCGCTGGTTTTTACTACGCTTACAATGATCTATATTGATAATCAACCACCATCAACCTTAGTACGAATATGTGTTTATCAACATCCAGAGAAATCGTGGATGAAAGAAAGACATTGGATATGGGATTGGGAAACGTGTCCTATAGGTGTAATTAGAAATTAAACTCCAAAACTTTCGCCACATCCACAAGAGGCTGTGGCGTTTGGATTTACAACTTTTAAATAAGAACCACCAAGTTCCTCTACATAATCTACAGTACAACCGAAAACAAACATCTCAGCTAATGGATCTAACCACAAATTTTCTACTGTAGGTTCTTTGTCTGTAGTACCCCACTCATATTGAAACCCAGCGCACCCACCACCTTTTACGGTTAATGATACGTTGGGTTTCCCTATTCTTTTAAGATATTCTTTAGCGGTTTCCGTTACTTGGATCATCAAAATATTTATCCAACATTTCTAACATATCATGATATTTTGCTACTTCTTCCATTTCGGTTTCAATAGCTTCCATAATATCTGGGTGTTCTCCTACGCCCACAGGATTGTGAAGATATACTTCTATATTGGCCACATGCTTGTCAATATGACCTTGAGCGTGCGATCTAAAAGCTTTAATTAAAATTGGTCTCATACTCATTTTACTCTCCATTATATGATTATGCCAGTCTGGGTGAATATCGTGGATCATTCTGCTAACGGGTTATCTAGTGCTTCTTGTAAAGTTTCTCTAATATCTTTATCCAATATTCTCATATCTTCATCTATTCTTGACTCGGTTTGTCTCATAGTATCACGAACATCTTTTTCGGATTCTCTTATAGTAGATTCAACTTCACGGATGCTCTTAGTAACATCTTTTTGCAGCTGATTCATTTCATTTCTAATACCTTCAAGTACATCATCTATACTTGATTGTGTGTCTTTAATTCTATTTTCAGATAATTCTAATTGTGTATTAATATTATCACGCATATCTGCCATCGTATTCTGATTTTCTTGCAAAGCAAGTCGTTGTCTTTCTTGTGAAGTATCTAGTTGAGTTGCTATATCACTACGAATATTAGACATTGTAGTTTGATTATCTTTTAATGTTGTTCTTAACCTTTCTTCAAAGGTATCAAGTTTTGTGTACACATCATTCTTTAGATTTCTGACTGTAGTATCCATATTAGTCATTTGATCGTCTACACGTATTTTCATATTATTTGTTTTAGTTTCAATAGCTGCAATTAAAACCTCAAGTCGATTAATATCAGCTTTAATATCAACTTTAATGTCTTGTGTATAACTTATTGCATCTTCGAGTTTTTGTAATTGTAAAGCATTTGCGGCTTGAATTTCATCTATATCAATATTTTGGATAATTTCTTTCATATCCATATAATCTTTATAGATTTCAAATCCGCCCCAGG